ATTGATGGTGTTGACTCTCTCGGACAAACATCTGACGAAAAACTAGAGTCAAACATAAAGAAATTTATGGAGCTACATACAACAAAAAAAGCGAACAAGGCTCCTAAAAACCCAGATACGCCCAAGACGTAAATGCCTTTAACAAAGAGGGAAATAATGGCAGAGGTCGTGCGTTCTGGCAAAGACCCTGTATATTTTTCTAACAATTACGCAAGAATCTCGCATCCGATGCATGGGCTCATACCTTTCGATATGTATGGGTTCCAAGAAGAAACTATGAGAGCTTTTAAAGAGCATAGATTCAATGTTATTCTAAAGGCTCGCCAGTTGGGAATTTCTACAACTGTCGCCTCATACGTTTGTTGGCTAATGCTTTTTCATCGAGATAAGAACATACTAGTAGTTGCGACCAAGCTCGGCACTGCTGCGAACTTAGTTAAGAAAGCCAAGGCGATCTACAAGAATTTGCCGGCATGGTTGAGAATTGCCGCTATCGAGATAGATAACCGAAATTCGTTCGAACTATCTAACGGCTCCCAGGTAAAGGCATCTTCTACCTCCGGCGATGCGGGACGTTCAGAGGCCCTTTCTCTTCTGGTTGTAGACGAAGCCGCAATCGTCGAGGGTTTGACTGAGATGTGGGCCGGGCTTTATCCCACTCTGTCTACGGGTGGTACCTGCATCGCTCTTAGCACTCCCTACGGCGTCGGCAATTGGTTCCACAAGACATATGTTGAAGCCGAAGAGAAGAAAAATGATTTCAATCCGGTCAAGCTGCCATGGACAGTCCACCCGGATCGAGACGAGGCGTGGTTTATAAAAGAAACTCGGAATATGTCCAAGCGGGAAATAGCCCAAGAACTAGAGTGTAATTTTAATGCTTCCGGCGAGACGGTGGTTCACGGGGACGACTTAAACAGGATAATGGAAAACGTTTCCGAGCCAGTTCATAAAACGGGATTTGATAGGAATTACTGGATATGGAAGATGCCGGAAGAAGGTAGAGAATATCTCGCTGTCGCTGATGTTGCGAGGGGAGACGGGTCAGATTTTAGTGTCTGTCAAATTCTAGACCTAGAGACCCTAGAACAGGTGGCAGAGTACCAAGGAAAGATAACTCCTGATATGTTTGCCCCTCTTCTCTATAATATTGGGAATGAATACAACAGCGCACTACTGGTTATTGAAAATAATTCTTTGGGCATTGGGGTGCTGAATAGGTTAGAAGAATTAGAGTACAGTAATCTATATTATAGCAAGAAAGTAACCCATGAATACTTAGACCAAGCCACCTCAGAAGCTATCGGCGGCGTGCCTGGGTTTACTATGTCTATGAAAACAAGACCTTTGGTAATAGCTAAGTTTGAGGAATTCGTAAGAAATAAACTACTTACTATTAATTCAATGCGGCTAGCCAACGAGATAAAAACGTTTATTTGGCATAACGGGCGGCCACAGGGGATGAGAGGCTATAATGATGACCTTGTTATAGCGGTTTCTATAGGGTGCTGGGTCCGTGATACGGCTTTGACTGTAAATAAAAGAGAGGTGGAGTATAAGAAAGCTCTAATTGGTGGTATATTTACAACTAGTAAGAAGTTAAACTCTAAGATAGAGGGAATGCACGGTTATCAGCCACCAAGAAGACCCAAAACTACGTTTGAGGGTACTGACGGCAAGCAGTACGATTTATCATGGATAATAAAAGGATAAAAAATGGACGACAATAACGAAAACAACCCAAGCAACATTCAATCGACTCTTTTTAAGAGGTTGACCCGTCTCTTTAGTGGTCCAATAGTTAACTATAAACAGCCGTCGGTTGTGAAGACGACCCCGAGGACTGTTAAGAAGTATAAATTCAAGACAAGTACGGGCAAAGAGTTCAAGAAGAAAGAGTATTATAACCCGTTCAGCGGGCTACAAAACAAAGTATTGATGAACCGTGACAAGCAGTTGCGGTATACTGATTTTGATCAGATGGAATATACTCCCGAACTTGCGTCAGCCTTAGACATATATGCGGACGAAATAACCACATCCTCAGAGATCACGCCGCTGATCAACATAGAGTGCCACAACCGAGAGATCAAGGAGATTATTCATACGTTATTGTACAATGTGTTGAACATAGAAATGAATTTGTTCGGCTGGGCCCGAAGCATGTGCAAGTATGGAGACTACTTTTTATACCTTGATGTAGACGATGAAATAGGAGTTACTAACGTAATTCCTTTGCCAATTCGAGAGGTAGAACGAATAGAAGGAAAGGACGAGACAAATCCTAATTATGTTCAATACTACTGGTCGGGTGAAGGCGAAGGAGTTACTTTCGAAAACTGGCAGTTAGCTCATTTTAGAGTTTTGGGGAACGACAAGTATGTTCCTTACGGGACTTCTGTTCTAGAATCCGCTCGAAGAATTTGGCGGCAATTGATTCTGCTAGAAGACGCCATGATGGCTTATCGAATTGTCCGATCACCCGAACGCCGTGTTTTTTATATAGACGTTGGAAACATCCCTGCGGAGGATGTGGAACAATATATTCAACAAGTACAGACACAAATGAAACGCAACCAAGTTGTTGATGAAGACTCTGGCAGAGTAGACCTTCGCTATAACCCAATGAGCATCGACGAGGACTATTATATTCCTGTTCGTGCCGGCAATAATTCTCGTATTGAAACGCTGGCTGGTGGACAGTTCACCGGAGATATTGATGATGTCAAGTATCTACGGGACAAGCTCTTCTCAGCGATAAAGATACCAAAATCTTACCTGGCTCAAACTGATGCCCAAGAAGAAAAAACAACTCTGGCTCAAAAAGACATTCGCTTCGCAAGGACAATCCAGCGCCTTCAGCGGGTAATCCTGTCAGAGATACAAAAAATATGTGTTATTCATCTTTATAGTATGGGCTATAGAAATGAAGACTTGATGAACTTCTCATTGACCCTGAACAATCCAAGTAAAATTGCTGAATTGCAAGAGTTAGAGCACCTTAGGACAAAATTTGATATCGCAGGAGCAGCTACTGATGGCTTGTTTTCAAAACGTTGGATTTATAAAAGCATCTTTAAGATGGACGACGACGAGGTAGAACGAATTATGCGTGAGCAGTATACGGACTCTAAACACAACTCTCTTCTTGAAGCCGCTGGCACTGCTGCTGGCGAATCTACCTCGGGGGACATGGGCGGCGATCTCGACGATGGCGATATGGCGGAGGAAGATCTTGGTTTGGGAACAGAAGAGGATATAGACGCCGAAGACGGCCCGCTCCTCGCTGAACCAGAACCGGGACAGCGTGATGATTGGTATAAGCCTGTTGCCATTGATAAAAGAAAAGGGATGGGACCCCGGAAGAGGAGTCTTAAAGCCGCCGCCGGCGAAAAGGTTGGCTACCCTGGGCGGAGCAGAATGTTCACCGGCGTTGCTGACGGACTAGGCCCGCTCAGTAAAGGAATTGTCAGCGCCGGAATAAATCGTGAAGAAGATCTGATTACTGAGACAAAAAGAGATATTGAGCAACTAATTAAAGAGTTGGACAAAAGACATGAAAAACAAACATAATAAAAAAAGAAACACAGCATTTGTTTTTGAAGCGCTATTAAGAGAGATGGCGAAATCGATAATTGCAAAAGACCGAGCGAAGAAACAAAATGTTTTGAAAAGGAGTTACAGTGTTATCGAGCGCTTGTAAACGAATCCTCTATGGATTCTTACACTGCCGAGAAGCTGATTTATCGGGCCAAAGCACAATACTATAAGCTAGATAAAGAACAAATCTTTGAAGCGCAGTCCCAGATTATAAGTAAAATAAACAAAGAGATCAGCCCTGATGTTTTTTCAAACTTTGTCCCGAACTATAAATCTTTTGCAACAATTGCTCAAATTTTCAATGATAAAACTCCGCTTAAGAAAAGAGTTATTATGGAACAGCACGTCTTGGGAGTTCTTTCTGCCGATCCCAAGAAAAAGAATAAGACCCTGGTGCCTGTTGATTCTATCGCTGTCACCGGATTTGTTGAAAAATTCAATAAAACATATTCTGTGTTACTTCCGGAACAAAGAAACTTACTGTCAAGATATGTACACTCGTTTGGTGAAAACAACGCTGACTTTAGAATAATTGTCGGCAATGAATTGAGAAGAATTCATAGTGCTGTTGAGGAATCTCTTACAATGGAAGAAGTCCTGTCAGACAAAGATATGACACAAAGTACAAAAAAGGTTCTTAAAGAAATAGAAAGCCTTAATGTTTCTAATATCGGAGAGAAAGAACTAAAGAAGATTTTAAAGTTGCAAAATCTTGTGAATGAGTACAAAACCGATGCCTCTCAAAATTAAGCTCGGTGATGCAGCTAAACCGCTGCCACCCCAAGCAACAATAAAGCTTCAAGTTAAAAAAACTCTCGACGGGAATCTTCTCATAACTGACCATCATAAGATGGATATTATTATTGTGCCTTCGGAAAATAAAATTGTTACAATGCCGAAGCCCGATGGCGGTGACAACGCATACGATTACCAACGAGAACTAATGGATGCCTTATTCCGTGGCGGCATAATAAAATATAATAGTGTGCAAGGGGGACCAACCTTCGGGATGTTAGAGGGAGTTCTGGGAGAGAGTACCGAGGTAGACTCAGTACAAGTAGCCCTGTTCGAGATAGAAAAATATTTGGTCC